CCCAATGTACTCGGCCAGAGTCCTCCCCTTCGCCCAAGGCACCTCCTCAGTCGTCTTTCCCCCTGTCAATGGATTCAGTACATTCGTTATTGTCAACATGGTCTATACCACCCCACAATACGGCTTTCCAATGCGTCCACCCGCGACAGTATCACCCCTGTCGCCTTTGTCGTATGGACAATACGATTTCCACCAACATACACCCCGGCGTGTGTCACCAATGTCGGGTGCATCCTCATCAAGACCACCAATGGTGCTTGGTCCTCCGTTATCGGCGGATACACCTCTTCCCACCGTCTCGATGTGACTTCTTCCCCCGCCAACATATCTATGGCGTTGAACGCGAACGCATCCACAGTGAAATCCGGCAGCTTCACCCCATACCGCATGTATATTTCCATAACCAATCCCCAGCAGTCCATCCCGATCACGACATCCCGACCCCCGCTGACAAATGGCACACCCACAAGTCCCCTCACCTTATCCATATATCCCTCCCGCTATACCGGGGCTGCCGCCGAAGTTCTGCGTATTGTCCCTGAGTTTACATGCGTCCAGTGTATGGTCACAGCCCGTATACCCAAGGCGTATGGTCACTGACGCCCCTGCCGCCTCCGGGTAAAATGGCTGTCCTCCGTCCGCTTCCATAAACACCCTGACTCCGCCGTCATCCACAGCATGGTACTTATTCGCCAGAAAGAACCCATCATTGTACAACGACCCACTCACACTGAACCCCGTGTCTCTCTCCAATAGATACTGCGCCCCCTGCATTTCCCCATCAGCGAACGCAAACACGTTGTCTATAAGCCCCCCATCCAACGCCACAATGGAATTGTACTGGATACCGGCCTCTCCGCTGACCCCAGCCACAAACTGTATCCTGTCGCTGGTGAACTCATACGTGGACTGTCTGTACTGGCACATCGCTCCACCAAATATGTGACGGCAGAACGCGGGCACATACCTGTCCCGCGGAAACCTCCGACTCAGCAGACTTGGTATCCCCACCGTCAACGTCACTGCCCTCGGCGTTACCTCGCACCCCAGCACCTCCGCCATCTCATCGACCGCGGGCACCGTCAACGCCAAGTGGTCAGTATGCACCACCATAAGCCGTATCGTACTCCCAACCAGCCCCCCGGTCGCCTTCACCCGCGCCCGAAACGTCCCGCCAATGTCCATGTCCTCAAACATAACCTTGTACTCAGGAAACTCCCCACTTGTAGATACCGCGACGTCATCTATGGCCATAGCCATTGTCCAATACTGATACCCATTCCACGTCGTATAGTACTGACTCCCACTCCCCACGGCATTGTTATTGGTATAGCGCAGAGTCCCATACCCTGTCGTCGCTATCTCAACCAGCCATATCCACGCCCCCGCCGCCGCTATCTTATTCTGCTCACTGACATACGCGCTATTCAAATTGTCCATGTCACACTTGCTCCAACGTGAACTCTATCGTCCACCATAGAAAATTGGCATTGGACTGCGGCGTATACACCACCGGCTCCAAAAACCTCACAGTGTATGCGGTGCTGTTCTCCGGGTTCGTCCACGTAAAACTGTCAGCCCCACCCAATCTCGCATCCTCAAATGCCCTGAACGTGTTCTTATTGGCCTGTGACACCCAATCATACTTCACCGTCCATTTCCTTGTTATCCGCTTAAACCTCGCTCTGGACGCGGTATAGCCCCCTTCCGACTGGCTTCTTATCGCAGGGTCTACCGCCATGGTATTGGTGAAGTTCTCTACTATGGGGTGGTGTATTTCTGCCCCATGCCTGTACATTGTCGGGAATGTGGCCATTGTCATCTCCCCAGTGCGTTGCGGAAATTGGGATTGGTATTGTATTCTTCCATGACGGCGGATACGATATACTGCTTGCCATCGAAGTGCTGCCCTGTCACTCGCATGTTGACAGGGGTGCCATTGTTGGTGAGGTTGATAACGACCCCTGCCGACTTCCCCGCTCCGGGTAAGATACTCCCGGATGGTGTTGATAGCCCCGGTGTGTAGTACGCCGGTGTGGGGTTAAGGGAATGGATTATGTCCATAATGCCCGGTGTCCCCGGCAACCGTGACACCCCTTTCCCCAACAGCCTGTACATGAGGTCTGATGCCGCTATATCTGCAATCATCCTATTAAATGACGTCAATATCCCCAAGAACATATCTTCGAGGAAGTCTTTCAAGCTCCCCCCTTCAGTGATGAAACTGTTAATTGTGTCCGACCACGCTGTCTGCACGGATTGCATCCCAGATACGAATGCATCCATCCACGATTTCCCTGTGCCGGACGGAGGCGCAAACGTCATGCGTATGGCCTTATCCCATTCCCCCGCCAAATACCCCACACGTTTCCCCATGGTCGCCACGTCAGAATTTGTCTGCCCTATCCGGCTTCTCCCCTCCCGCAGTCTGGCATTGAACAACTCCATGTCATCCGCCATTGCCGAAAACCCCGTCCCCGGCTCCTTCATAAACAGCCCAAACATGGTCTTGATATTGGCAACGGCATCCTCACTCTTCTTAATAATACCGGCAATGAATGGGTTGGCCGCCTTCAACTTCTCAACAATGTCACCGGTGTCTTCAGATAGTTGTGTTCTGACTGCTGTCAAGGCATCCCCAAACGCCTGCTTCACCATTGCTCCGATGTCGGGCATCCCTCCACTACCACCCCCAGCAAACTGCCCCAACCTGAATTTCTCATACGCCTTCTTCCCCCTCATCATCTCGCTGTACCCTGCAATACCACCAGCAATACCGCCGCCAATTATGCCGGGTAGCCCCAATTCACTGAGTGCAAATGCCCCCATACCGGCACCAGCCACAACCATGCCATACTTAAAGTTCCTATACGCTTTGGCATCAATGGTCTCCCGTATCCTCTGCATATTGGCAATCATCTCATCCGTATTCTGCTTCCACACTGCCCTCAGCGTATACAACACCGCTATCAACGCGACAAATGGATTGGCAATAACCCCAGCCAACACCACCATCTGCGCTGCCAAATTCGTAATAACGAGTAGTAAGGGAGTCCCGACAGCCAGCAGCAGCCCAATGGTCAACACCCATTTCATTGTCTGCACCATAGCCGCAGCATTATCCTTAATATACTCCCTGATTGCCCCCATCCTATCCCGCAGTATATTCGCCACACGTTCAATCGCCGGGGCCATCAACTCCCCCGCCGTTATCGCCACCCTCTTCATCTCTTGCCATAATTGCCCCAACACCTCCGTAAACGCCTTCATCTGCTTCCCTGCCACCCTCTCCGTTGTCCCCCCGGCATTCTTTATCTCATTGGCATACCTCCTCAGCGCATCCGCCCCATAATTGAACAACTGTATCTGGCCACTTATCGCCCTTCTCCCAAACAACACCTCGAACACCATGTTCTTATACTCATCCGTGGAGTTCTTAATCTTGTCGCTGATTTCCCCTATGATATTGATAAACGGCTTCATCTTCCCACCGGCATCATACACCTCCAACCCCAACTCATACACCAGCCCAGCCATCTCCCCCGTGGGCGACATGAGATTGGTCATGGCGCGTCTCAACACAGTACCCGCCATACTCCCCTTGATACCGGCATTCGCCATAATCCCCAACATGGCCGATGTCTCAGCCAGCGTGTTATTGGCCTGTCTCGCACTCGCCGCCCCATACGTAAGGGCTTGATCCAAGTCCCCAAACACTTGATTACTGCTGATGACGGTTTTGGTGAGTTGATCAGCTATTTCTCTGGTATTGGCAAACTCCAACCCAAACCCCCTCGTGATGTCCACCAACCCCTCCACCGTCATCGCCAACTCACTCCCCATCGCCCTCGACAACATCACAGTGTCATTGAACGCCTGCATCTGCTCCGTCACGGTCAAACCCGCCGACCCTAAGAAGTAAAACGCTTGGGCAGTATCAGTGGCCGCTTTATTCCACCTCACTGAGGCATCCAATGCCATCTCTGACATCTTAGTAAATTCCGCACCAGTCGTCTCACTCACACTCGTGGCGTGGCGTATGGCCTTGTCAAACTTCCCAAACTCCCTCTCGATAAGCAACAGTGACCCTACAGCCACCATCCCCATACGGCTAAACGTGGACGCCAACGACTTCAACGAGGCATTGGCCGCCCCCATCCCAGACGTCCATCCCGTGGTGTTCAACCTCAAATACCCTTGTACACTCCCTGCATTAAACACCGTAGCCTCCTTTGAACACTGTCAACATATCCCACGTCGCCTGTGACCGTTGTTCCTTGCTCACTGCCGCTATCTTATCGAGTTCGAGTTCGTCTATCGCCCTCTCCCCGTCTTCCTTCGACGCCATCCCAATCCCAATCCCATGGGCAATAGCCGCAATCCACTGTCTTCTTACCGCATCTGCCTGTCTCAGCCAGTATCCCCGTTCCCGTATCCCCATACCGATGAGTTCAGGCAATGTAAACAATCCGGGGAAGGCCGCAGCAATAGTGGCTACTTCGCTGCTACGACCTCGGGGACGTTTTTTCCCTCTACCTCCTCATTGATTGCCCCCATGACCTTCTTCACCAGCATCAGGAGTTTTCTCACGCCGAGCTTGGCGATGTCTTCCCTTTCAGCACCAAGTATCTCGGTCATGATTTCAATGAGGTCTTCAGTATCACCGGAGTCCTGTATCTTTTCACCGACTTCCGTCATCTTCTTCGCAGTATCCCGCGATATGTCCACCACCCCATACGTCTTACCCCCTACAATGACCTCTATAGGCTCACAGAGGTCGTCAATATTGATTATAGGCATATCCTCCCCCGATTAATATGATGCTGATGTATCGACCTTGCCGACTGCCCACAGGCGTTTTGTCGTGGCGTCGGGATGCGCTTTGAACGTGATGCCATACACCCGCTGATCCTTCAGATTGAATGCGACATCAAAGTTGGGTGTTGGGTAACAATGCTCCAGCCTAAGCCATTTGCCATTGGCCACGGCAACCCCTGCGGCGATGGGCTTCACAAACAGTGGAAGTCCATTGTCATAGAATGAGTTACCGAGTGCCGCTCCTGTCCCAGCCGCCTTCATAACCACCCCACCGGTAGTTCCGCCGGAGTTAGTCGCCCCCGGCAACAGTGTGGCCAATGTCGCCAAGGCCGTCCTCGTCGCCGGTATCGTAATCTCGCATGACGAATACCCCAGAAACACAGTGTCCACCGGGGTAGCCCCATACAGCATCTCGAACACTTCCGCATTCGCCCCCTCAGATTTCCACCGTATCTCATCAAATATCTGGTCGATTGATGTAGACCCCCACACTACAACAGCGGGGCCTAAGTCTCTTGTGGGTCCAAGTCCCATATCCCTATCCTTTCTACAACATGTTTGTCACTGTGACGTCGAATGGCATCGCAAATACATGCCGCCGACCGGATTCGTCCAGACCAGTATAATATGGTGTTCTGCACTCGAAGTTACAGACGTATATCGGCCCACTCCCAATAGCAGCCAACTCTATCTGCATCTTCCCATGCAGCAAATCAAACACGACATAGGCGTCTTCCCGCGCCACAAACCGTGTCTTTGCCCTCGCATACACCGCAAGGGGTATTTGGCGGTAGTCAATGAGGAGTCCGTTCGCCAGACCCGGGGCGTACTCCGCAACAACCACACACCTATCTATCAAGTCTGAGTCCACGCTGATTGCAAACAGCGTAGTCCCCAACGTGAAAGCCGAGTTAGTGTCGATGTAATTACATAGTTCCTCTATCATATTAACCCCTCTTACACTTCTGGATTAACCGTTGGGCTATTGTCTGAATGGCATACGCTTCAAATTCTGGACTTGGGTTAGGCTCATTTAGCGCACCCTTTATCTCCTGCCAGATATGGACGGCTTCATGGATAACCAACCCAACCAGTTCCAAATTGTTCTTGTGCTTCCTAATGCACGCGATGGCGATGAATTTGCCTGACGCCCGCTCCAACAAATGCACCGTGCCATCTTTGTCACTTGGTATCCATTCTGGCGGGTTGTCTACCTTCAACCGCCGCATCTCAGACTTAAATGCCTTCCTGTTCGTACATAACCCTATGTAATATGGGCTTTCAACAAGGTCTCTATTTATCCACCTGATTTGGGTTCTCTTACTCATAGCCTCACCGCCTCTGCAATAATCGCCATGTACGTCATACTATTGCCATAGAGCTTGTTAGACAGATAGTACTTACCCGCCGTGGGTTCTGTCTTCTTTACAAAATGCTCATGCTGAATGGCCGCGTATGGGGCATTAAACACAATACACGCCTCGTAATTGGCCACCTGTATTGGCGGTCCCCCATAGAACGTTGGCTGATACCTCCCTGTCGCCATTTCCCCAAACTGCAATGATGTCCCTGTCTTCACGCCATTGACAAACACCGCCCCAGACGCCCTCAACTCCCCCATCTTCCGTGTCGATGATATTGTCCAGACCCCTGTCCCAGACCACGACCCATAGGGTATTCTGCGTATCGGCACAGTTGGCACCAACGTAAGTGCATCCGTCATGACCTGTTTCCCGGCCACGGCCAACCCCCTCTTTATCTTAGCAGGCAGCACACGGACATTCAGCCTTTCCAGATTCCTGACGACTTCCGACATGTCCAAATCAAATTTAAGCGACGTAGACATCCACACTCCTTACGGAAAAGTCCCGTGACTTCCCTATCTTCATTATGGCATGTTCCACACCGTCAAATATGAGTACGTCCTTGTACGACAGGGTATTGGCCGCTCTATTGGCAAAGTCCTCCGTGATGATGTCACGCGGACGCATAAGCACTTTGGCCATACTCACAACCACTTCCCCCGCCTCATTCTGTATCCGGCGTTCCCCGTAGTCTATGAACGCCTTCACATTGACATCCACAGTCGGGTTTGGCTCCTGCCAAGTATCCGTCCCCTTATGCATTCTCAGGACGATCCTGTCTACCAAATACGCCCCAATCATTAGTCATTCGCCTCGTCGCTAAGTAGGTTGGTGTAGGCATCATACCCAGTCCCCTCTTCCTCATTCCTCTCCAGATTCACAAGGAACACCGCCCTGTCCGTCGAATAGTCCTCAAGCAATTTCTGCACGATCGGCGGCACTGGCAACTCCACACTGTTATCATCCTTGTACTTTTCTTTGACCACACCCGCCGCCACAACCCCCTGTACCTGCAACCCCATCCTGATGTCGAGGTCGGGTTGGTGCTGAACCAAGAACAACGCCATCTCGCATTGGGCATCTTTTATGGCCTGAGTCGGTGTCGATGGCAAATCATACACCCCCGAGTTCAACCACTTATACGCCGTGACGATGGCCGCAACCGAGTCCCCATCCCCATCAACCCAATACATACTCGCCCCCATCCTCGTGGCCATGTACGTATCTGTCTCGGCCTCCGTCACCCAGCTATTCTGCCCCGTCCCCGACGTGATTATGACAGCCATTATTTATCCCTCACTTTCACGCGGTTGAAGTCAAACTCTATCTTGGCCGCCGTACTCAGCGTACACACAAACCTCAGATGATACGTCCCCTCCGTCGTGCTCGGATACGTCAAATTCACCGTGACCACGTTCGATGTCACCGAACTCGACGCAACCAGCCCTGTCGCCGCAGTCCCATCCGCCTTATGCCCCGTCACCACGACCGAGCTAATCGTCACCCCATAAGGTATGGCACCGTCATTGGCCGTGGAAGAAGAACACGGGGGCAAGTTGAATGAGTATGGCACCGTCACATCCCCCGGCTGCACCACAATATCCCCAGTGTCAACAAAATCTGGCATCATCACGCTCCGTCGTCAGCTTGACCAAGCACGTAGGTCACATTCAGGACGTCTGCGGCCACAACCGCCCTCGCCGGTGTAATTAGTCCCCCACACATCATAACCGCCCCAGAGGCCGCGCTATCCCCCTTGGTGCTGTCATCGACGAGTGCCACGCCATAGATGGTCTGCCCACCCGTCACAATCGTAAACACCGCCTTGTTCGCCGCATTGGTCATAGACTGGCTGGATGCCGCCGCCTCCACATATTCCGGTCTTGTGGCCGAACTATAGTCCGTGTCCTCTGTAAATGACTTAGACCCATACGTGTGGGTGGCCACTGGTGTCGTATTGGTATTATACAGCAGCACATACCACGTCGCACTCGCGTCATTATGAAACGTGCTGTTGAGAATGTGATCCAACCCGGCATTGTATATGAGGTTGTGGGGTATGGTCTTGGACACCCCGATCAACTTACCATTTCTCCAATGCTCAACCTCGATGTGCCCCTGCATTGTCCCTTTGTCCTTTACCTCTTCCATAGTACCCCTCTCAATCGTTATGGATGTGTCGGAATGTACGTGTCTTCGCATCCCACCTGAATGCCCTGTCATGTGCCACGATGTAATACGCCCGGCCCTTGCCCGTAAAATACAATACCGACCCCTCTGCCCCGGCCACACTTGCTGTCACCACATCAGACCCGACACCCCCGTCTGCCATCCCCACAACCATTGCCGCTATTGTCGATATGACGTCCGAGGCCATTGCCCCATCCGCCACCACTATATCAAGTATGCACACCGCCGATGGACTATCCGATCCCACCCCTCCATCGGCCATAGTGATGCTCATTGTGTGCGCCACAGTAGGTACATCAGACCCGACACCCCCGTCGCTGAACGCCACATCATAGGCCACACCCAGTGACGGCATATCCGTCCCCACGCCGCTATCTGCCAACAGTACTTCCAATATCCCAATCGCCGTCGCCACATCACTACCCACGCCCCCATCCACCTTACCCACTCCAAATACCCCGATGGCCGCTGGCGTGTCCGCTCCAACCCCACTGTCCGCCAATGCCACAGCGAGTGAGGCAATTGTCCCCACCGCATCCGACCCAACTCCACTGTCGGAAAAACTCACCTCATAGGTCGTACCGCCCCCGGATGCCACACGCTGCATGGCACCAATATCCGCCCCGCCACGCTGTATTGCCCCTATGTCCATGTAAGATGCCATTACAGAACTCCTGCATCAATTCCTGATGCCAATGCCTCTGACCCTGCCTTCAAAGTATAATCCCTCGTACTGGAATCCGTAAATGGGTCTTCCGTCCCTGTAACATCATTAATGCCTGCGGCGGCATTGGTATGGGTAGTGGTGACGCCATAGAATAAATTAAAATCACAAAACCCGAACTGTTTGACATCCGTAGTAGCCTGAATACCAGTCGCTAAATCCATAAAAATACAGTTTATTACTGACCATGTTTCTGTGTTTGCCGCGCCCTGAAGGAACCCTATACTTGAAGCGGCTCCATCGCCATCGAAAGTACAATTCACTATGCCTGAGCCAAACGCTGACGCATATACACAAGCATTGCTACTCGGGGCATAAAAAAGACATCCGTGAATGAATTGAACTGCATCTCCATCAATCTGATGCCCGCTATTTGTATGGATTTTGCATCCATACATGTGCTGATAGTTTCCTGATTTAATGCCGTGACTCCCATTGTTGTTGACAACACATTTTACATATATCATGTTGCCACCGGACTGGATTCCATGTCTGCCGTTGTTGCTTGACGTACAATTAAATAGGGTTTGATTGCCAGAGTTCAGATAGAATCCGTCATTCGCGCTATTCTTTGTCAGAATATTTTTATACACCTGATAGTCTGAACCAGAATTATAAATCCCAAAACTGAACCCACTCGCATTAACAACCGCCACACCCTCATCGCCGGGCGTCGTTGTATACCCCTGCCATGTAATCGGGGCGGTTACTGTCCCGGCTGTGCTGATTAGTAGGTTGCACCCGTTTGTACCGTCTTGATCGGTGTATTCAGTTCCGCCCTTAATGTGTACGGTATCACCCGCCGCAACGGTATCGGCGGCTTTTGCGAGACTATCAAACGCAAGGGCCTCGGTTGAGCCGTCGTTGTCGTCACTTCCGCCGTTATTATTAACGTAATATTCTGCCATTTATGCCCCCACTGGCGAATACTCACCCGTATTGACGTTATAGTGCCTGTAAAAAACTTCATTCGTCATAATGGGGGCAATACACCCTGACGAGCGCTCGCGGTCTGCATTCACGGCCTCGACATTGCGCATGTTACAGTCGGTGAATACCGCGTGATTCGTCAATGGATGCCCCATAGGGACGTCGTCAACCCATAGAGGTTCACTGTGCGAGAAGTTGCAGTCTCGATATTCGTCTGCGGCAGGGATTTCTGTCATGTCTGAGAAGTTCTCATTCGATATTATCATGATGCG